GGAACATATTCAAGCCTCATTGTCTTCCCTCATAGCTGTACTCAATAGAGTATCCAGTTAATGCCCAGATATTGTCAGTCTTTGACTCCATCTTAATTGCAATGTATCTACCGCTTTCTCTAAAGGTAGCTTTATAGTCTTCACCTATTACAAACTCTTGAGGCTGTGACCATGTAATACCGCCGCCTTGATATTCTTCAGTACCTACGTAGATGTTAACTGTACCTTCACCTTCAAAGTGTGGGTATATAGCGTTAATATACTTATAGCCTTTGTCATCTTCAAAGTCTAAGCCAATACGCTCAACAAAAGGTTTGTATGTTTCGCCATTAATGCTAAGACCTGTGTCGCCTAAAAAGAAACCAGAATCGTTACTAGCATCGCCATGCTTAACATATAATAAATCATTACGAGAGGGGTTATAAGACTCTTCTCCCCAGAATGAACCATCTCCATCCCAAGTACCTGAGTCACTGTCCCAACCTTCAGGATCACCAGTAGTTCTTTCAACATGACCAAGACCAATAAAAGCTATTCTATCTACATCACGCTGTGACCATGCATCTGACTCGTAGTTGTAAATAATTACTTTATCTGACTCACCTGTGTCACTATCAACAGAAGGATAGTGAATTACTACTTCTCTATTCTTAGAGTCATGAACACATTTAACTTTGTCTGTATGCTCTGGGTTAATCTGAGAATAAAAAGCCTTACGCATTTTATTAGTAATAACAGACTTCTTAGTTGTTCCGTCATGGATGTAAACATCATCAACACCCACAACAAAATGCTTACCTGAAAACTCTGTAACACAATCTCTAGCCAAGATACCTGAGCCGTCTGTAAATACTTTTCTAAATGAGAATACAAGATTACCGCCAATAAACTGCATAGCCCATACAGCATCATTCTTGTAAATAAAGAACGTATCGTTAAGCGCCTTACCCTCTATAATTCTACCTTGTGTATCTGGTAAAATGTTATAACCCGCCTGTACCGCAGGGTCTCCAGTGTCCCACGAAGCAGGTACGCCACCTAGAGGAGCAGTATCACTCCATTTAATCATTGTTGGATAAGCGTTGCTACTGCTGTTGTCATAAATATCTAAAGCAACTAAATAGTTCTTAAAAGGACGTACAACACCACAAACTTCATCAGAATCCCAACCTGTTAAGGGCTCAAACTTGCTTGAAGATGTATTATAAAACTGAGGGACATCATCACCATTGTTAAATATTAAAACGCCATTAAATAGTGTTGATGTCCAACCGTCATCATAATCTCCAGTATAGTCTCCAGAGGTTCTTGTAACTTTAGTGTGGGAGTTATCAGACCCAATACGATAGATATTAGTTTCAGTAGCATAGAACCAATAGTTAGAGTCAAAGTCTGTCCAAGGAACTGCAATCATTGGATGACCTGCTATGGGGTTTCCTTGCGAGTCATCATCAGCTTCATAAACTTCAGAATATCCTAAAGCTACGTTAGTTCTAGCCTGTCTGAATGTTACATTAGAACCATCGCTCCATATCTCATTAGGCATAGCATAAGGAGACAGATCAAGATTAATCCCACGAGGTCTTTTTATTTCTATCTTCTTATAAGCCATATTTAGCTATCTCTTTTCCAACGATAAACAACAATGTAAGGAGGCATATTATCGTGAGCCTCACCGCCACCTTTATTACCAATAGTACCGCTTACGCTGTGGTTGTGACCTGAATGACTTGAAGTAGTACCACTATACGTATGGGTATGACTTCCTCCGCTTGACGTAGTTGCGCTTCGAGGCCTAGCAGGGTAGTTGTCGTTATCCGAGTCACCTGAACCTAATCCTTGACTCATTCCTGCAGTTGAATCACCGCCCTGACTTATGGATTCTTGATAAGTATAGTCGGTAAAGCCGTGAGTATGACCACCATGATTTGAAGTAGAACCACTATAAGTATGGCTGTGACTTCCCGCAGATCCACTTGAACCGCTAAACGAGTGGTTGTGCGATGGTATTTGATCCGTTGTTAGCGTAACAGTTTTAGAACCGCCAGAGTCACTAGTACTGTCGAAATCAGTATCATTAGGGTCTAAACCTACTAGCATCTTACCCTGACCAAAAGCAGTCCATGTAGTACCTGTGAATAGAGTAGAGGGGTCTGTGCTGTCAGTTGACTCATAAATACAGCCTATAGGGTATATAACATTAAAGATGTTATCAATCCCTGCAAGAGCATTAAGGTTAGAAGTAGTTGCAGTACAGCCATCTAGCTTGTTTAACTCAGCCGCAGTTGCAGTGACAGCACCTGAGCTAGTATCGCCAGATATACCACTAAACTGATCTTTAATAGCTTTCTTAATATTACGAATGTGGTCATCGCCCTGATTCTTATTATCAGTGCCTGTAGGGTTAGCGGTGTCTAGCTGATGTAGTCTTGCCGTGCCATCATCGTTTACAGTTTCAAGTCCCATGTTAGCCTCTTAGTTATTTTCTATACCTAGCTGTTTTCTTAGCTATCTTTCTTGGTTGTTTACTGTGTTGCTTACCTTTCTTAGTGTCTGCTCTTTTCTTTCGAGAGGTAGCGGCGTATTCTTTCTTGGACAATGCATCTCTAGCTTTCTTGGGAAGGTAACGCTCACCTGTAGCTTTCTTTCCCTGAGTACTAGGCTTACCTGACTTAGTACCCCACTTTTCTTTTGTCCACTTCTTTAAACTCTTTTGCGATTTCTTTAGAGGCATTACCGATATCCTCCACCTTTAGCTTTATATTCTTTAGCAAGCATCTGTGCTTTACGTGCTGACCATTGTCCTGCCTTACCACCTTTACTACCTGCTTTAATCTTGTTAAACAGATTCTTACGCATCGTTGGTTTGGTGTAGTTACCTGCTGAGTTTACTGTAGACTTCTTCTTAGCAGGTTTTCTCTTAGTAGGCACGTTTCTTTCCTTTTCTTTTAACAGCTACTTTCTTCTTCTTAGTCTTCTTTGGTTTGCTGTATCTATACATACCGACCTCCTACCATTTCACCCTATCTGCCCAATAAGCCGCACTCATCTTACCCTTAGCAATGTTCTTAGCATGACGAGCTTTAAAAGACTTACGCTTTGCTTTCATCTTAGCTGACTCACCTGCTTTAGGTTTACCTGCTGTCTTAGCACCTTTCTGTCCAAAACGAATTGTCTTAACTTTATCACCTTCTTTAGCCACAACAATATGTGACTTCTTAGGATGATTCGGAGTACGCTTAGGTTTGTTGTAGCCAGACACCCCTGCTCTAGCTAGTCTTGAATCTTTCTTCTTAGGCATGTTAACTCCTACTTCAATGGATTAGACAGGTATTCCATACCCTGCCATAAATCTTCTACTTCTTTTGTTAGTGTTTTAAACTTAGCATCTGTATCGCCGATGTCTTTAATAATAATCTCAGCCTTAGCTACAGTGCCTTTGATAGACTCTATATCTTTAGATAGCTCAGAAACGTTTCCTTTCAATTCTAAGAGGTTCTTTTGCTGTACCACTAGGGTATCTAGGCTAGTCTTTAAAGTGGCTAATTTACCCTTTAATTGGCTCACATCGTTGTCTTCAAGTCTTTGCTCTATAAGCTGTACCTTTTCTACAACTGGTTTAACAGCAGATGCTTTCTTTTCAACGATAGCTAAACGAGAATATAAACTACTTGCAGTCCACACTGCTGAAGCTATTGTAGTTGCTAACGATAATACAACTGCTATATAAATACCTTTTAACTTAACACCGCCAATAGTCAACTCAGTTTCTGATAGCTTCATAGTTCGTTACATCCCTCGTTGTACATAAAACAGTTATAGCCTTGACCTACAGGACTAGTTTGAAAGAACTCTGACTCACTACCTAAAGCTAAGATATCAGCTTCTGTTACGTACAAATCAAGTCCCATATTATCATTACCGTTTAAGAACACAGCAGTTAGGTTGCGTGTAGTGTTGTAACCCATAGCTACCCACTGTGCATTAGCATCGTAGAATATAGTAGTCTGCTCTGCTGTAGTGTTTGCATTCTCAATACCCTGCTCTAAGAAAGCTACAGCCTCTTCTGAACCTGCTACAGCTAAGTAAGCACTAGCGTTGTTAGCGTGGGTTTCAATGTCATCTACAGATTGATTATAGCTATCTACACTTTCTTGAGATACTTCTAATACTTCTTGGCTTGAAGATACAAACTGCTGTACTTCATCTTCTTGTTGAGGAGTTACAGCTTCCTCTATCTTTTCATTAACCTGCAACACTGTACTCATGTCAACTACGGCTTCGGTAAAACGACCTATCGCCTCGTCCATTAAGTCTAGTTCATCCATAGCTTTGTTTTCTAATACAGCTTTAATGTCACCGTAGGGCTTATAGTTATTTACAAAGTTATCTAAAGCTTGGTTATAAGCATCTACTTGTGCTTCGCTAATATGAGCAGTGGTAGATAGAGTACCTGAGGATAAAGCATCACCTTGATGTGCATACTCTGTAGCCGCCCCTACTAGTTTAATACCTGTAGTAATCTGATTAACAATATCAGAAGAGGTATTTAGTAACTCATCTTTTTCACTTGCTTGTAGTGCGGAACTTAGCAATAATAGAGACAGTAGTGTCTTCTTCAGGTGCATCCTCTTCTCCTATGTTTAATATAGTATTGTACCAATCCTTTGTATCTTTGTTGTAATCAGGGATGTAAATCTCAGGCTGTCTCTTCATAGCCAATACTGCACGTTTACCCACAACTAGCTTACCGTTTAAAAGCAAAGGGCAAGGAGTACCTGAAACAAACATTGAACGCCATACTTCTACTGACTCACACATTCTAGCAACTGCCGCTACTTTCATTCCTAAATCTGATAACAACTTAGAATCTCTACGTCTATCACAGTTAGGATCAACTTTATAGCTACCACTACTAAACCCTACACCTACTGTCTGTAACGAACCACCTGTACCTTTAAGGCAAGTGTCCATACCGCTACTCATATAG